TTCAGGAAACTTTTCATCACCGACACCAATTATATCTGTCCATTTATCATTTTCATTCTGAAGAAGTTTATCTCGTTGTTCAATATTTGCTTGTAATTCTTTTTCAGCTAATTCCTTTTCAGCACCTTGCAATGTAGGAATACTTGCTTGTAATGCTTTAATACCTGCATCATACTTTTCTTTAATTACTTGTTTTTGTTCTTCAACACTAGCTTTTTCAGCTATAAGCGATTGTGACAGTGCTTTTGCTGATTGAGTATTAGCTTTTTCATAAAATAAATTTTGTGCTGCTAATCTTTCCTCGTTGCTAATATTCATACTGTCTAAAACAGCTTGATTAGCTCTTCTAGTTTCTCCGTTAATATAACTTAATTCCGCCACGGTTAATTCTCTTTGTTCCTGATATGCTTTTGTTGTAATTTCTTTAATGTTTGCATTAGCCTCTTCAACTATTTTTTTCTTCTCATCATTTGAGCTATTTAAGATGTTTATTACCTTTTGCTCTTGCTCAGTAACAACACCATCTGCACCAAACAATCCCTCTACAGCATTATTTACTTCAGTTTTATTAGCATCAATTGTTTCTATAATTGTATTGCACCATTCATCAGTTTTAGTTTTCACTACAGTTATGTCATCCTCTGTAATAATTCCATCAAAGTTGACTTGGTCTATAGCTAACTGTAGATTTCTTGATTTCTCTGCTATGTCATCTAAGCATTGTTGAGTTTCAGGACTAACCTTTTTATTCCACTGTCCATACACAAGTCCCATTTCTTCCATCTCTTCTTTGCTATACATAGTAGCACCTGAAAGATTTCCTAATGCAACCTCCATTAAACTCATATCGTCAGTTGCTTTAAGTACTGACTGTCCCATCATATCGCTATATTCATGTGCAGTGTATATAGCTGCTCCAACCGCTGCCACACCTATCGCTACACCTGCAGCACTTATTCCTAGTCCTGATAAACCTACACCAAGTTTCGCTACTCCACCACTTGCAGCTACATCTGCTGTTGCTCCTGCTCCAACCGTTGCTGTTGACATGCTTGTAATTTTTTTCACTAGTCTACCAACATTTGTAACGGTATTACCAATGCCACTAGTAAATTTACCCAGTGCGAATGTTGCTGGTCCAACGGCTGCGACATATAATCCAAATTTTACTATATTATCTTTTGTAGCATCATCAAGTCCATTAAACCAATCAACAGCATTTTGTATTTTATCAGCTAAACCTTCAAGCATTGGGATTAATCTCTCACCAACACTTATTGCTGCACCTTCTAAGGAACTCTTTATGCTCTCTATGCTACCTTTGAAATTATCTTGCATGGTTTTTGACATTTTTTTTGCTGCACCATCAGAATTTTTTAAGCTCTTTGTTAATTTTTCTAACTCTTCAGGTCCTGCTTGAATTAATGTTAGCATCCCACTCATTGCTTCTTGACCAAATATAGTTGCTATAGCTTGTTGTCGTTCTTGTTCAGTTAATCCTTTCATGGATCCATCAAGTTCCTGAATAATATCTTTTAGAGGTAGCATCTTTCCACTAGCATCATATGAACTAAAACTTAAATCTTTCATTAAGTCCGAAGCTTCTTTGCTTGGATTAGCTAATCTTGTTAATGCAGCTCTTAGTGTAGTTCCTGCTTGACCGCCTTTAATTCCAGCATTAGCCATTTCACCTATTGCAGCAGTAATTTCTTCAAATGCAAATCCCATACTTGAAGCTACTGGAGCAATATATTTCATTGCTTCACCTGTGTCAGTTATTCCAGCATTTGTGTCGGCTGCTGATTTTGCTAATACATCAGCAACATGTGCAGCTTGACTAGCTTCTAATCCAAAACCTCTAAGTGTAGAACTAGCTATATCTGCAGCACTTGCTAAATCTATGTTTCCACTTGCTGCTAAATCTAGCATACCAGGCATAGCAGATATTATTTCATTAACGTTGAAACCGGCACTTGCTAGATTTTCCATACCTTCCGCTGCTTCAGTTGCACTATATTTTGTTTTAGCACCAAGTTCCTTTGCGTTAGCAGTCAATAACTTCATTTCAGCAGCAGTAGAATTACTTATTGCATTAACTTTACTCATACCTTCTTGAAAGTTAGCAGCAGTCATAGTAGCTGCAACACCAACTCCTAATAAAGGAACAGTAAAAGTTTTAGTAAATCCTGCGCCAACAGTAGTCATTGTACTTCCTAATGCTTGAACTCTTTCATTACCGCTCTTCGTATTATTCATAAATGTATTTAAATCTTGTCCAGCACTTTTTAAATTAGCTGTAAAAGAACTTCTATCAAGGGTTAAATATCCAACTGCTCTTCCTACATCAACACTCATTATTTATTGCCCCCTTGCTGTATTTCGTCAGCTCTGCTTGCATGTTAGCAATTAATTCCGAATTATTTTTCACCTTAGTCTTATCGTTTTTATCAATCCATTTAGGCTTTGGTTCCCAGTATTCCTCACCGTTACCTTTGCTGTCATACTTTACTTTTTTATGTGACATGATAAAATTGCAAGTTTCATCAAAACAAAAAGCGAGATATGTATCATTGATACCTATTACCTCGCTTGGTCTTTGATTATATGTTTTACTTACACTTATTACTCTTAGTACGTTCTTGCTCATCACGAAAGGATTTGAGTGCTTTAACACCAACCTGTGTATAATTAAATATTTCTATCAATTGCTGGTCTGTTAACTCTAACCCAATTTCTTCTAATTGTTTATAAGTTGGTTCAACCAATGCTCCTTTTGCAACTAAGGTATAGAGTTCATTAGCTTCTTTCATTGAAACTATATCTTTAGTTGATTTTGCACCATTAAAGACTATATATGCAGCATTTAACAGTTCATTCGGAATCATGCCAGTACTTACCATATTTAAAAAGCTAGGTCTCTTCAACCTAGCTATAAATGGCTCTTGGGTAAATCCAACTAATTCAACTACCTCACCTTTTGCCACTTCTTTTAATTTATCTAAACTTGTAACTTCCATTTAAATTCCCCCTAAACTGTTGGTAGCACTGCTACATAATTAATTTCGAATGGTTTAGCACCCTTAGCCGGTCTTGATTTCACTGTGTACTCTGGTGTCATGAAATCTCCATCCTTAAAACTAAATTTAGCTGGAGTACCTTTACAGGATGGATAAGTGAATTTAACGTATGTTATTACTTCTCCATCCGTTCCTCGCTCTGAGGTGTAAATATTAAGTGTGAACTTCTTCCTGCTTACTACTACTCCAACAGCTGGTGCACTATATCCTGTTATTTTCTCAGCTGTTTTAATAACAGTTCCACCATCAACAATTGACAATACTTCAGGTTGGAAACATGAATCCTTAAAAGTTATTGCTGAACCGAATTGTAAATCTTCTGTCCTGTTATTTGAAACAATTCTATTTTTAATCCTTTTGTATTTTTCTTCACCTTCACTTACATCTGGTGAATATGTTGCTTCTTCTGAAGTGTCGAAGTAAAGTGTTACCGGTGTTTCTTCTTCAGTAATAATTTCAACTACTTCTATATTGCAAATTATTTTATCTTCTAATTTTGCCATTGATTATCCCTCCAATTTCATTTGAACTTGATACATTATTGAAAATGTTAATGCTTTTTTATCATCGTCAGTCACTATAGAAGTTTCATTTCCTGTGTATCTAAGCTTTCCAAACTCTTTCACGTAGCCTTTAATAAGTTTTCTGTATGGCTCTATTGCAGTAAATCTATTTTGAGGTATAAAAAAAATAAGGTCTAAGAATTTACTACCAGCCTTACCATTTAAACTTGATATACCTCCGTCTTTAAGTACCACATAATTTTCTTTACATTCACCTTGATGTTGACCTATAAAATATACATTAATTCCTTTTGATATTAAAAAATCATATAATTTAATTAACATTAAATCACTTCCATATTATTTTGGCCCAACCTTTTATTACTTCTGCTGAATGCTTTTGTATAGTTGGCCATAGAATAGCCCATTTCTTCTCGTGACAAAACTCTAAAAACTTGAAGTGAGGTGTATTCCCTCGTATTTGAATTTCTGTAGTATTTGCACCTGTAACTATGTTTTTATCAATAGTTTGCCGAGAGTTCCCTGTTCTATCTGTCCATGGTGCATTTTTTTTTGCATCTGCGATCATTTTTTCTCCTGCAGTTTTGGCGTAGATTCTAGATACTGCTTTTGCTTTAATATCAAATTCTGCTAATCCTTTTAACATATTACCTGCATCAAACTTCAATCCACTCATGCTCTTCCACCACCATTTCAAAATAAACTTCAAATTCCTCTCCCTGAGACATCACTTTCCAACATTGATTTTTATAAAATAAGAAATCATCTTTTTTAACTAAAATTGAATTATCATTATAATCAACTAGAAAATTCTTAGTAGTTGGAGTATCCACCTCTCCTTTGTCACTAAGGCTTACTTCAGCTTTATTTTTTGAATCAGTATAAAGTATTCCTACTAGACTTATTACTTTAATATAACCAGTTATTTCTCTGTAGGCATTTAAATTTTGTCTGTAGATAGTTACTTCATATGGCATTTGCTCAATTGCTTGAACTACTTTTTTTCTTAGATATTCTTTGTTTATACTCATTGTCCATCAGCTCTTAACATCATAGATTTGTATCCTGTAGTTGGACTTACTGTATCGGTATTCTTAGATTTAGAAGTTAATAGGTAATCATTTGATAAGTTAATCCAATACGTTGCTCCTGGTCCTTCAATTTCTACAGGCCCAACTTTGATTTTTTTATCTCCATCGGCTTTCATTAAACATAGTTTTGAAGCAGTCAAATACACATCATTATTATTACTCTGTAATAGTGCTTCAAGCTCCTCATATTCGAAATAAGAATATTTCTTTTCTTGTAAAAGAATCATCAATAATTCTATATCAGCCATTTAATCACCTATTCTTCAGTAGGATTATTTTCTTCTTGTTCCTCTTCTACTAATTCTGCTATTCCTTTACCTTTTAGTTTTTCATACTCAGTTTCTTTCATGATAATAGTTGAATCTACCTTATATATTTCTTTTTTATATTGTATATTTACTAATGCTTTAACTTTTACATTTTTACTTGCCATTTTTAATTACCTACCTCTCAAAAATAAAAATAAGAAATGGAAGAGAATTTCTCTCCTCCACTATTTCTATACAGTATAAACAGTACCAAAGAATACTTCGTCAGCTCTATCAAACGACGGAAGCACCATTTGAGAAACTTTTACATCTAAGCTAACTGGGTCTTCCTTAACCATGGTAGTTACCGCTATAACATTGTTAACTAAAGCAGTATCAAGTTTTCCACCACCATAGAGTTTATCCCACTCTTCAGGAGTTGCTCCATATACTGTTTCTCCTAGAGTTGTTCCAGACATTAGAGTGATTTTACCATTTAAATAATAAGGTTGCTCAGCTGCACCTTCTGCTGGTATATAAGTAGTTTCTTCTAAGAATACTACAGATATTCCTAATCTCTCTTTAGCAAAATTAATAAAATCTGCTTGCGATAAAATCATATTTTTAGTACTTTCTCCACCTTTAAGATGATTAATTATTGCTGTGTTTACTAAGAATGTATTATCAAATGTAGATTCAGTTAATAAAAGTATGGTTGGCTTTGTGTAATGGTCATCTGTTATAGCTTTTTGATATTTCTTAATGTCTCCAATTATATCTGCAGTAGCTACATTCCACATATCACTACCTGTAACTACAACTTTATGGTCAGCTGGAACTCCATAATCAACAACTATATCTCCATCTGCGGTTACTATGTTGATTTCACCGTTTTGAATTAGAGACGTTCTCATTCTTTTAGCTTGAATATTAGCGCCTTCGATTAGGTTTTCATAGTTCTCGAAAACCTGTTTAGTAAGAGCTTCGACTAAGTTTTGATTGTTGGAATTAGCTGCATTAACTAAATCTCTTCTAGCTGTTTCATTGATTCCAACAGCTTCTTTAAAGAATGGTAATTCCCTCTTTTCTACACTTAAAGCAGCACTTAAAGCTCTGACTTTAGCAGCTACATCCAATTGAGACATTCTTAATGCTACAGCCTTCTTTTTAGCACCTTTAGCTAGTTCTATTTCAGTACCCATTTGCTTCTTTGTTGGGAATAAAGCTTTGTCTATACTTGCCTCTGGTGGTAGTTCCTTCATGTATAATGCTATATTAGCTGAGTTTATAAAATCTTTTAATTCCATGTGTTATTCCTCCTAATAATTATAAAAATGCGATCATGCTTAATTTGGATTTTTCTATTGCTGCAATCTCTGCAGTTGCATTTAGCTTAATCTTTGATGTATTAGCAAAACCATGTATCATTACTGGAACTACTTCTGTTCCCTTTGAGTTATTGAAGTCTACATTTGCAAATACAATACCGTATACATCTGAAGTACTTGCTGTAGAAGTAACTGTTTTTCCATCTTTAGTAACAAGAGTACCAGCTTCTAAAACTCCGTTAACTAAAGATGCGGTTAAATTAGTTTTAGTTGCTTTAACATTTACATTTACATAGTGGTCTCCGGCTAATGCTCTGATGTCCTTTTGGGTTACTCCTATTGTGTAACTTGATTGTTTCATTGTTCATTCCTCCTATTTAATAAAATCTGATATACCTTTAGTTTTTAGTTGTTCTGCCTTTGCTTTACCTAAGTTTTCAGCAAAGTTTACTTTTCCTGGTTCATTCTCTTTTCCAGCTCCACCAGTGTTAAAAGCTCCTGTTCCTTTTACTGTTTTTTCAAACAAATAATCATTACTTTTCTTAATTGCTTCAATTTGCTCATTTAGGCCTATTAATGTTTCACCGTCAAGTTTTACTTTTTCGATGTCTAACAAAGCTTTTAATGCCTTAACATTCTTTGTGTTAGTACCTTTTAACGACTGCTCTAATGCGTTATCAAATTGTACTTGTTTCAACTTTGTTTGATAATCATCATCCTTAGCCTTATTATCCTTTTCAAGTTGTTCTACTTTTACTTTTAACCCTGCAGTGTCCTTGAATTCATCTTTTAGTTTAGATATCTGAGTATCTCTCTCCGCCACTTGTTTTTTATAGTCTTTAGCTTCTGTATTGACTTGATTAAACCTGTCCTTCGGTATATAAGCACCGTCTGAAATGTCCTCAAAATCCTTTTTTTCTAGTTCCTTTTGCTTTTCTGCTGATAGTTGTTTAAATAATTCCTCTCCGATAATTGTTTTTAAATTTGCCATGTTATACATTCCTCCTGTTTAATCTCTATTTACATTGATTTTACGTGAAATGACCACGAATAGAGTTGTTATTAAGTTCTTTACCGCCTACTTAACAACTAAAAAAGGCGAAAATAAAAAGCCTTATTTCTAAGACTTAATGGATTCTTGCTACGCGCCACCATAAAAATAAATTAGGTAATCCAAGTTCCCAACCATTGTTACTTTTATCCCAATAGAAAAATGGTAATCTTATAAATACTCTTAAATTCTTTAAGCTCATTGGTTTGTAGCTATATCCTTTGTGTATACAAAATCTACAGTTTTTAAGTCCATAAAACTTCTTTAACCCTGGTACTTTCCAACAAATAAATTTTATTCTTGCTCTTGGATATGTTCTCCATAGGAATAGTGTTTTTGTTATTTGTATCCATTTAGAACCATCACTATTACTTTTTATATTCACCCTATTTTCCCCCTTACTTTCAAGCATAAAAATAAGCCTTATTATTTAAATAAAGCTTTATACCTTCTGCTTAACTCTATGTTCCTACTCTTAAGCTCCTCATATTCATTCTGTAGTACTTCAAACTGTTCAGCAGTATATTTGTCCTTATTGCTATTAATCTCATTTGTGATTGCAACTATGCGTTCTATATTGTCTCGTACTTCATTGTCTCTATATGCAATGATATATTGCTCTTTACATTTAGGACAATTAAAATACATCTTCTCTACATCATCAGTTACATACTTAGTTTTAATTCTATTAGGTTTCACTTTAAATTCATGTGTGCATTTATCACACACTACATTCATATTTGTTACCCTAGTTTTACTATTCATAATTTTAAGCTCCCTTTTTTTCTTTACTATACCAATTATCTAGTTCTAGATTACTTCCTCCGTTTAACCAATCTCTTAGTTCTCTTCCAACATCTTCTAGTGATTTAGGTATTACAGCATATTGAATGCACATACAACTGGGATGTGGAATTGGAACTTGATCCTTAGGAAAATTCCCTGTACCTAAATCATATCTATTTTGATTACTGTATTCATCACAAACATCTTCACCAAAATGTGCTACTTGTCTAATACCATGTTGTGAAGATAACTCCCAATGCACTGCTTCAACAAAAGGATTTCTATTCCAATTAGCTACATTGCTACTAAAAAAAGAATGATTCATAGAAGTTCTTAAAAGCCTTTGAGCATTATAATCTACGTTCTTATTAATATTAGGATATACCTTTTTAAAATTAAAGTCTTTTTTAGCACTAGGATTAACATACTTTTCTAAGTCTTTTATAATCTCTAGATATGATTTTTGTTCTAACATACCTTTGTTGATTACATACTGTATATCCTGTATGTTTTTATCTCCATATCCCCAAATCCTACTTGATAAGCTTTTATTATCCTTGTAGAATCCACCATTGATTATATTTAAAATAGCATTATCATTTGTACTATATGCAAAGTTTATAAGCTCTGTTGGTATATCTAACTCATATTCAGTATCTAGTTTACTTAGAAAGTTTCCATCTACACTTGCAGCTATTTGTGAAGCTGATTTAACGGCTTCGGCTGTTAAACTAGATATCTTATTATTAAGCTCATTTATCTTGCTTTTAAGGAATTTCTCATAGTCTTTTAACCATGCTTTAGTAAATCCACCTCTAGCGGTACCAGCCTTCTTTACAATTGATTCTAGAGTGTCCTCATAGATTTTCGTCGATTGGATTATATTCTTTGTTTTTAATCTAAGCTTTTTACCCTGAGCTTCTTCCATTAGTTTTTTATACAACTCAGTACTATTACTCATCTATTGCATCAGTTCCTTTATCTCCGTTACCTGGAGTTAATTCTCCTGTATCTATACCAGCTTCAATTGATTTTTCTTTTAGGATTTCATTGTAAGCTTCTTCGGCATCTTCTTCATCCGTGAAATCTCTAATGTAAGATTTTTTACTTCTTACTCCAGCAACCACTTCGTTAATACCTATGTTTTTCTTATCCTCTTCATCACTTGGGACTGGATAATTATGTTCTATTAAAATTGTATATTCTAGGTTTCTACAATCTTCTTTAAAGTAACTACCATAACAATATTTAGCTACTTCAATAATAAAATTAATTAATTCCTTGAAAATAGGTTCCCAGTCACTCCACTTCTCTTCACATCTTGCAATCAAGTCATTATACATATACTTCATGGCCTTAGCTGATGGAATGTTACTCATATCTTTAATGTCCGGCATATCTAATGCAAAGTTCATATCTTGTGTAGCTCTATCTAAATAAGAATTAATTGCTTCACTTGAGCCAAAATTATATTCCAGTCTAGTTATTGAAGCTTGTTTACCTGAAGTCATAGCTGTTTGCTCAGTCCTTACCGCATGAAGTGCTCCTGGTGCAATCATTAAGTTATTAACATCATCTTCATTGCCATCAATTACACTTTCGGCACCAAATAATTGAAACCTTAATGCATCCGCAAAGTCTGAAATTCTTCTATTGTATTGATTTTGAATATCTTTAATATCTTCTAGATCTGATTCTCCAAACTCTTCATTTAGCTCACCACCATTTTTAATAAGCCAACAAGGAATAGTTGCGAACCCTGTATCTACAGTTTCATCACTGGCAGGTTCATTAAGATTATCGCCTTTATAAGTTAGCTTTTCATATAGAGCTAATACTTCTTTATCTTCTTCAAGATTTCCATAATAATATCTATGGATGTAGTATATTTTTTCAGCATCACTATTCAAATAAATATTACTCTTATCTTCTTCAAAGAATTTAACTTCAACTAAAATATCATTTATCTCTTTGTAATGAAAATCTTCTATATTTTCATATTTGATAGCAACTGGACTATTTGGATTAGCTTCAACTCTTAATAATACTCTTTTCTTTATAGTGCTCATGAGAAATGCTTTTCTTGTTTTCTTCCAGAATTGATTAGCCTGGAAGACATTATCAATAAACTGTCTTAATTCTTCGCACTTGGTCTTATCTACTATGTCCATAGGTTTAAAAGTTAATGTTGGTTGCTGCCCAAACATAAATCTAGCTTGTTTCTTCAATAATGGTTTAACTTTATTTCTAACCTCTTGAGTTGGTGTGTACTGAACTCTATCGTCATTTTCCCAATTTTGTCCTAACAAGTCTTTATCTACTTTCGCTTTATCTTCATCTGTAGTTCTGCCTTTGTAGAAGTAATAGTCTTTTCTGACTTTTATTCTTTCCTTTTTTTCTACATCAGGTAGATTAAGTAATTGTTCCTTAATACTTTTCATATTTTCTATTGCCACTAGAATATTCCTCCCTTCTTACGATTGTAAGGGTCTTTTGTTTTAACAGTACCTTTACCTTGAGTAATAACATCATTGCTATATGCTTTACCGCTATATCCACTTAGAACTATTGTATTTATAAAATATCTTATAGCATCCATGCAATGGTCGTTTTCTTTAATAGGTTTATCTTCTCCTCTATTACCTGCCTTTTCATCCCAAACATATGAAAAGAACTCCCTGAAGCAATTAATACAGCAATCATTGAATGCTATTAATTCCTCATTAAGAGCTCTAGCTACTTTTCTTATTCCATCTGCAACATCATTATTAGCTGGTAATACTTTGTATTTATCTTTTTCTCTAATTAAGGCTATAAATGAAGCTGCACTTGGATCTATTATTATAAATTTAGGAATTATCTCTCCTAGGAATTTCTCCAAATCATCATAGTATCTATTATCAGGTTTTTGCTTAACTTCTTCTCTACCACTGTAATAATACTCTTTAATTGCATACCATTTACCTTTGTATAATCCCCAAAGGATAAATACAGTAGCATTTTGGGTACCATAGTCACAACTTACATAGTAGTCAGTATAGTTTCTAAGCAAACATGTTACTTTATGTTTAACCTCATTAAACATATCATAGATTATTCCTTCAGCCATTACCCAAAGTCCTAAGATATATCTCTTATAGAAAACACCTGAGTACATTTTTTTATATCGTTCTTTAACCTTTTCTGATAATGATAAATTATCATCCATTGTAAAATGTAGATATAAAAGATTCTTAATACTTTTTTTATCTATCCAATTAATTTTAAACCAATGATAAGGGCCATCAGGATTACAGTTAAACCAATATTTAGAACCATCTACTGAACATCTACCTGTTGCCTGGTTAACAAAACTTTCAGGCATTAAGGCTACTTCATCAAAGAAACAACCAGCTAATGTAATACCTTGAATGAGATCTTGTGAACGTTCATCTTTACCACCAAATATATAAAAATAATTTGATACATTACCTTTTGTTATAATAATAAGATTATCAGCTCTAAAATCTTTACACTTATATCCTCTTGATTTAAGCATTAGCTTTAACCAGAATAATACATTACGTCTAAATGAACCAATTGTCTTACCACACATGCCAAAGTTTTGAAATTTAAACTTTTCCATTGCCCAAATAACATATGACAATGACATGGATAATGTTTTACCACTTCTAATGCTGCCATCTGCAATTATTCCATCCTTATCCTTTGCTGGAGATTCATCCATCCACCAGGTAAGGACTTTTAACTGCTTTACAGAGAATGGACTAAATTTGAAAACAGCTTTTTTAATTTTATTTACTATTTTCCTCATTGCTCCATACTCCCTTAGCTGCTCCGTGAAGTGCATCTATGAAACCATCATCTTCAATTACTTCCTCTTCTTCATATGCTCCTGATTTTATCTTAGCTATTTCTAGTTTTTGTTTTTCAATTTCTAGTTTTTCTTTAGTTTCACTAGGTAGTAAATCCATCCTATCACTGAGCCACTGAAGTGCTTTCATCTTGTCTTGTAACTTTATGCTCGCCCCATCTTTCCCTTGCTTAACCTCACTAACTATAGTTCCATCAATTTCACTTGATTCTTTAAATTTAACAACATTGACTATTTTAGTTAATTTCTTTCCTTCAACCACCAATGGTCCAAATGGTCCCATCACCGGAACTTCTTCTTGTCCAAATGAAAGAAAATCACTTATATCAGCAAAGGCTATATCTATATACTTTTGGAAGATATCATCTTCGCTAAGTAATGCTCTATTTAACTTACCTTTTTTAAGACACTTAATCTCTTCACTTATACAAGTATTTACAAGCATTTTAGGTCCATTGGTATTAGCAGTAATATAATCACATCCATAAGCCTTTTGATAAGCCTTAGTAGCATTGAAACACTTTATATAATAAATACAAAAGAGCCTTTGCTTATCAGTAAGTTTAGCATTTCTCAATACCTCTTTTACTTCTTCAGCAATAGACTCCTTATGTGCACTCTTATTATTTGATTTTTTATTGGTAACGTTCCTTTTAATTTTA